TCTAAATATTGTGTGGTCTTGGAAGGATTCAAACCTTCAATCTTATCCTTAGGACGGATCTGCTTTATTCAGTTAAGCTACAAAACCAAGTACATTATGAGGGATTCGAACCCCCGATTTCAGATCTGCTACCCTTACCGATTCCGAAGATCGGCGGGACTCTAATGCATGTTCGTGGGCCCCACCAGACTCGAACTGGTAACCTACTCGTTATGAGCGAGTTGCACTAACCAATTGTGCTAGAGGCCCAAAAATATAACTCATTGTGATCTAGGAGGGATTCGAACCCCCAGCCATTCGGGTAGAAACCGAGTACACGTCCGTCGTGCTGCTAGACCATAAAGTTGGCGTGATCGGATTTGAACCGACATTTTCACTTACCAATTACCCGTAGCAATCTTATCAGGATTGAGGGTTACACGCCAATATTTGTCGGAGAGGTGGGTTTCGAACCCACATGTGACCGTTACGCTTTCTACACGATATAAGCGTGAGGCGATACACTCCGAAATGTGTAAAATGCAAGAGGCCCAAGAATATATCCCGGGCCTCTTGCAAAAAAATTAGTTATAAACTTAGCAATACACATCCGAGACACTAGGGCTTATCCTACGTCTAATAATTCGGAATATGTTAATTACGTTCATTATGTGTTATATATCTATCTTAATAAAAAGTTTCAATGCAAATATAAATAAAATATTTTAACCGTGCACTATTTATGGAAAATTAAAATTTTTTAAAGTTGTATTGGTGCTTATAAACGTTCACTGCATAGTTGTTAACGCAGGGCCGTCCTGTGTTGTACGCGCCGAAAACGGTCTTCCAGTCGCCGTACTTATCGTACAGTCTGCGCAGCAGCTTCATGCTAGTCTCGACGTTGAACGTTATGTCGTTCTTCAATCTGTCGGCAGTCACTTTTTCCTTCGGCCACATCATCTTACCGGTAGACGGCATTATCTGCATTGGACCTATTGCACCTGCAAATGAAGTCTGGTCGTGCTTGTAGTCCCAGTGGAACGGCCCCTGGTACCTCGTTTCCTCGTATGCGATTCCGAAAGCGAACCTACGCGGGATCTTGTACTTGTCTGCGTACGTATCGATAGCGTTGTACATCTGTATACAGGGCGGCATTCTGTACTGAACTATTTTGTCGATTGATTTTTGCGCGCCGTTGTCTATGACATCGAATGCCGACTCAATAAATAAGAGTATTCCGATGAAGATCAGCGCTGATATGATTAAGTTTTTCATGGTTATTTCTTTTGTGAATACATTTGATTAGCGTACAGCGAGAATATCGTATTGCCTATCTTAGACTCGTACACCTCGTACATGCCGGTAGACCGGTCGATGATCATGAGCTCGTTCCTCTCGTTTATAGCGATGGACGTCTCATCTAACATACGCACGTTATTCGCCTCATTAGCCATCGGCTTGTACTTATGTCTCAGCTCACTGGTGAAAAATCCGAAGACCATGGCCAACGTGATTACTATAAGCTTGCCCATCCTTAATATGAACGGCATCACCTTTGCTAAAAATAATTGCATCTTTTCTTCCATTTTCATGTTTTTTTAGTTAATACATTTTAATGTAAAGATATTAAAGAAAATGAGAAAATGAAAATTAATTGAAAAATATTTCCGGTAAAAACAGTAATACCAGACTAAACCAGACTAAACCAGGGTCCAATTCCGTAGTCGTAATGACCGGCGCGATCGGTTTCAATCGAAGAAACTCGTGAAGCTTTTGGAGAGCCCACCGACACCAAGCCTGTCGAACGCATATAAAATAAAAATGGTCCCGAACTTTCGCTCGAGACCATCGCTTATTTTTGTTGAACCAAAAAAATTAGAGAATAGGAATACACGAGCTTTCAGTTGCCTGATGCCAATGATTACCGTGTATGTTAATTCTATTTCTCATGTTGTTATTATACTATATAACTGAAATTGTTTCAATTATTCTACAAATATACGACTTTTTTATTAAGTTGGTGCAAAAGAGGAAAATAAATGTTATTTTACATAAAATCCTCTTTCTATGTAATCAACAGCCTCTTGTCAATTTCAAATAATTTAATATTTTACATAGTTATTCAGTTGTTTTTCCGTCGAACTCTTCAGCGTTAGCTGGATCCTCTGCGTCTTCCTTAGTTTTTCTGATTACTCCGTCTGCATGGTGTGGCGGTGCGTATATGGTGTACAGTTTGAGATCCTCTTCTCCGGTGTTGATAATGTTGTGCTTTGCGCCCTTTGGCACTATTATCGCATCGCCATTAACAAGCACGTACTCGGTCCCGTCTTCTATTATGCACTTACCTTTACCAGCATCTACCCTGAAGAACTGATCAGATACGTCATGGACCTCCTCACCTATGTCTTTGCCAGGCTGTATTGACATCAAGGCGAGCTGCATACCATCCGCCGTATATAATACCTTCCTGTAATCGGTGTTGGCTATGGTGTCCTTCTCGATGTTCGCGTGGAAACCCTTAAGATCACCATCTTCCGCTTCGTTCAGGAAGCTGCCGAATTTCTGTAAGTTTTTCATTTTATTTAACGTTTATTAGCAATTTGCACACAGGTACTTCTACAAAACCGGTCTCTACCATACGTAACGGCTCGCCGACTACTCCCGCTTGCATCAATGCGTCTAGCATTCCCTCGTTCTCGCTGTAGTCCTTGATGATAACCTCGTCGTCCTCAATATCTTCTTCTGGTATGTTGACTGTAGCAGTTGCTACAGGTTCATGTGTAACCTTATCGACCAGCTCAATGGCGGTACGGTCGTTGACCCTATAATTACCGAAATCAAGTATACAATTCCAGTTTTTAAACTTTACCGTTATTCCTGACGCGTCCTCGTTTAGTGCGTAGCTGTCGAATGTAAGTACTCTCTTCATAATTTTGGTTTTTCAGATTTTATTAACATATTAATGTCGTTCCATTCAGCATCAGTAAACGGGTAGTGTCCAACGTACCTGCTGTCCGTAACGGTGTTACGATACGTGAAATTGTCTTTCGCCACGTCGTATACGTATAATCTTAGTCCGTCTTCCGTGATGAAAGATGTCTCAGGATTTTCGAACACGAACGATCCCTTCTTGTGGCTCTCGCCAACGCGATCCATGATCTCTTTCAAAGTACGCTCGCCTTCGTACGTATACTGTACACTGATCATCGTGAACCAACTATTTACTTTACTCTTTAACATTATACACCCATCCAGATCGTTTTGATCTCGTTCTTAACTCTTTGTACTAGATCTTCATCTTCTATGTCCTGATCGTCGACTATGGCGTATACGTCGTATACGCTGATGTCCGTGTTGTTCGGATATTGCGCCCTCATACTCCTGACGACCTGTCTGAGTTCTATTGCTATCTCATACTCGTCGTTTATAAGATCCTCTATGTTCGCCTTGATGTTGTCCGTGATGTACTGCGCATCCAAAGGTCTTTCTAGTTTGACCTCCATGTTCGGTGGCAGTTTTGTCAGGTCGTGCTCATCATCTAATTCGTCTCTTCCTTTCAAATGTTTGAAATGTGGATTCTCATTCTTGATCTCCATATTATTTTCAACCTCGTTTTCTTCTTCAACTACTTCATTAGCGTTCTTCTCTATGTCCATACCCCTCTTTCTGGCCATGCTATATGCTATTGCCGCTGCTTGTGCATCTGGGTAACCCTCTGCCTTAAGCTTGGCGATCTTTGTTGAAACGTATCCCTGTGCATTGTCCGTCAGTTTGGCCTCTTCCATTTCGGCAGGAACCTCTACCTCTACTGAAACTGCATCTACATCTGCATCGGCATCTTTATTTATTACTTTTAAATCTGTTAATTCGCCAACCTCCACGTCTGGTTCATCTTGCTCTTTGTCCGAGACTTTGAAGTCATCAAATGATATTATTTTTCTCATAGTTAGTGTATAATTTATGTATATATCCGACCAATGGAAACAAATAGTCTACAACGGCATAAAATATGTATGGTAGAAGATCATTTTAACGAAAGACTAAGAAGCGGACGAATGGGCGAAGACTGCGTATTAAAAGCATGTCATCAAGGTATACTACCATGTAAAGATGCAGTCTTTACAGATCCGGTAACACTTAAGGATTTTAGTGTCGAGCATTATGAACAAATCAGACACAACAAAGTAAACGGCGATATTAAATTTACTGATATAACAGGACGTATTGGTTATATGGACGTAAAGAACGGTACATGGGTATCAGAAGCTAGTCTCGAAAACTTTAGATTAGATAATAGTTGGTACTTCTTTAACGCGTTTGTAATTGATCGTGCCAATATGTACTACATGATTCGAGCAGATCTGAAATTTAGACAGTATGCACTTACATGTCCACGTATTGAAGTAAAAGGATCAGTGGGACGTATCATAGAATTTGGGCCTTTACCTGTTGAGCATTTTAATAGTGCACCTATCGGTAATATTGTAGATTTTGAACCAAAAGATTATAGAATGATTGTTGCGGAAATGTATGATTACAACCGTGACAATAATATCAAATACAATAAAAGAGTTAACGGTTAACGAGCGTATTGCTCTATGATGTTCATGCTGTTGTTCATTAGCGCTTTCAGGCCGAAGTGCTTTGGCTCTAATTCTTTTAAATCGTCCAACGACATCCACACAGCATCTTCGTGCTCCCAATCCAAAATCGGTTCGAACTCTTTTGTCACCAGACCTATGAAGTTAGCGTACACAAACCCGCTTGTCTTATATACGTATGCCGGAATAACAGTCAGTTTACCGGTCATTCCAGATTCTTCCCTGAGCTCTCGCTCAGCTGCTAGTTCCGGCCTGTTATACTCCCGTCTGTCCTCTATCTTCCCTCCGAATACGTTCCACATTCCGGGTTCGTTCACGTCCTCCGATCTCAAACCAACTAGTATTCGTCCAGTAGATTTTGATATTGGTAAAATTCCAGCACCGGCGTCCCCAAAATATGGCATACCGTTTGTATTATTAAATATATTATATGATTCAAGATATAACATTAATGTCTAATAATTTTAAAAAATCATCATATTTTTTATCTATAATAAAAATAAAGTTGTATCCTTGTGCAATACATGCTTTTTGTTTAGCAATATTAATATCTAATAATCTATTAAAATGATATGTACTTTTAATTTCTATGATTAAATTTAATGGTTTATAATAGAAATCTGGAAAATATTTCTTATTTTTATTATTATCAAATTCATAATAAATTGTTATTGGTTTTTCAATTTTAATATTATTTTTTTCACATAAAAATAAAAAATCTAATTCATAACTTCCTTGATATAAAATATTATTATGATATAATTTATTAACAAATGTTTTTGATTGTTTATCCAAAATTGTTTTTAATAAAATTTTATCTTGAAATGGATATTCATATCCATTTCTTTCTAAATTTGTTTTCTTTAATTTATTATGTATATTAAGTAAAGTATCAGGATTTAAAAACGGATTAGTATATCCATATCTTATTAAATTAGTATTTTTAATTTTTTCTTTAATTTTTTCTGATTGATATATATTTTCTACGCCATATCTTTCTAAATTTGTTTTCTTTAATTTTTCTTTTATATTTTCAGAAAACATAGGATTTTCTACGCCTTTGTTTTCTTTACCTTTTCTTTATTTTCTTCTAATTGATATACATTTTTTACTCCATATTTTTTAATATTATTTTCTTCTGTTTTAATTGGTGTACAACGTTTACAACAAAATTTTCCATTAGTTTTAATAGAATGATTATACCATCTATATGCTATTAAATATGGTTCTTTGCAATAATCACATAAAGCATCTATTTTATATTTACTTCCAGTAGATAGATGTTCTATCGGTATTTCTATTTCTTGAAATATTTTTATGTCATAACCTAAATTTTTATAATAAGATACAGCGGTAGAATTTACTTTAATTTTTATATTTTTTGTTAATATCATATTCTATATATCTTCAAAAAATATAAACCAGCTCCTATATCACCTCAAAATTTATGCTAAATTTATATGAAACTTTTTATGATCTACGTCATAAACATTGCAACAAACAATATATATATCATTCAAGAAATATGGAAAAAAATAATTACGCAACTTTTAAAAATAATTACGCAACTTGTATTTTTTAAATACATATATTTTTGTTAAATAAATTACAGTACCAATGAATAATTTTCAAAAAGAATTTAATGAGCTCGTTAGGGTAAAAGAGATGGAGTACATGTTCAATAAGAAAAAAGAGAGCAGAGCAAAGCGCATCGCCAAATACAGATGGTGGCGTAAAGCATTAAGCACGTTTTTCATTTACGTGAAAAGGGGCCTGCGATTAATTTATTTACAAATTTTTTAAAATTAGGAAGTTCTCCAACAATTTTCCAACCAAAAAGTTTAATTGTAAAATCACGATTATATCACGATTATATATTCAATATTAACAGATGATCCAAGTTTTAATTTTATTTTAACTACTAACATATTAGTAGTTGGGTTAATATTTGTTGTTAATTACTAATATGTTAGTAGTTGTTTTTCAATTAAAAAGTGCTAATGATTTATTTGAATCCAAGATAGCACACGTGAGAATAGTACCACAGTCAGATTCTTACAAGATAGAGATAGTTTACGAAAGACAGGAGAAGGAAAAAATAGAAACGGAGAAGTGGTCATCTATAGATCTAGGATTAAATAACCTAGCAACGGTCGCTTTGGAGAAGCCAATCATCATAAATGGCAGACCGTTAAAATCAATAAACCAGTACTACAATAAACAGAGAGCGAAAATACAGAGTCAGTTAGAGAAGAATCACGGAAATAAGAGTTCAAGAAAATTAACAAGATTAACGAATAAAAGAAACAATAAGATAGAAGACTACTTCCATAAAAGTTTAAGGATTGTAGTCGATTGTTTGGTTAAGAATAATGTATCTGATTTAGTAGTTGGGTACAACAAGGAATGGAAGCAAGACATTAATATTGGTAAAAGAAACAACCAGAATTTTGTCCAGATTCCATTTTACAAGTACATCCAGATGCTTGAGTACAAATGCAAGTTAGAAGGCATAGGTTTTCACACTAGAGAGGAGAGCTACACATCCAAGTACTCTGCTTTGGACAGGGAGGATATAAAGAAGCATGATACCTACCTGGACAGGAGGGTCAAGCGTGGAATGTTTAAATCGAGTAAGGGAATTAGAATTAACGCGGATTTGAACGGCGCGTTAAACATATTAAGGAAAGAAACCGGGGATAAGGCAGAAGCGATTCTACAGACTCTATCCGGTAGAGGCCAGGTAGTTTGGCCAGCAAAGGTTAACCTCTGCTAACTTTTTTGTTAAAATTTGTTATGAATCTTAACGATTCTAAATGGAATTATAAAATTGATACTATCTCATTTCTTCTATTCTTTATTACTCGCTAGTACAAAACATCAGTGTTATCCAAAGGGACTCGAACCCTTGTGTTACAGAGTCTAATTCTTACCAGCCGGGCAGGACTATGGGAACATAAAAGGCGAAAACAGTTCGCACTATTTTCGCCGTTAAACTATCTCGAAGGAGTAGTTTTCTTTTCCACCGCTTTCTTTGCAGCCGGAGCTGGTTTAGATTTTGATGTTTTTAGTTTGTCGATCGTTGCTTCCACAACATCATTAACTGTTTTTCTGCTATCGCCTTTTGCGAAGCTTCTGATGTCACCAACTTTGGTTAATGACTTGATTTCTTTAATAGCCTCAGTAGCCGTAAGATCTCTTGACTTGCTCATTTTTTTAAAAATTTAAGTTTGACTTTCTATTTATTTTAATTATAGTTCAAATGTAATAAAATAATTTGTCTTTGTACATTAGGACATGTATTTTTTCCCGTACGGAGCGCCCCTTCTGGTATAATAATTCCGCTGCACGTATTTCCTATATGTCTTCGGATTCAAGTCTAGGTCGCGCACCAGTTGGTTAAACGATGTCTCGCCAGTCCACATCAGTTTATCGAATACAAATTTTTCTTCATCTCTATCTTGTGATAGTATGTAACCGCGGATCTCTGCTGCGTCATCTATGTAACGTACAGGCACGTCTACTTCTAATGGCAACAGCACGCCCCATTCAGCAACTTCCATGCAGAAACCTAGCATTGCGTTGACGAGCATTATTGTGTCATGTAGTTCCTGTGATGATCTGACCATCTCGAACGTCCGCAGCTCGAAATGAAAACGAGTTTTGCAGTTTATCGAATAACCCTTCCCGCCGCACACGGATATATCGTTCCACAAATCGTCGGTCAATGTCATATTGTGCGTTGCCATTTCATGATAAGCACGTATGAATCGGTCATTAAGCACTAAAGCATTTGCCGTATGATTATCTGACGGTTCGTTAAAAATCCAGTTGAGTTCTGGGTGGTTTGCTATTAGTATGAAAAAATTTGTGTAAGCCAGCTTCCAGTTAGGCACTGTTTTATTGTATGATATGTTCATGTGCATGCCGCCGCCGCCACTAGTTCTCTTCCAAGGCAGGAACTTGTGTGCCCTGGCAAGTGCATTTGTCTTGGCGAACCAGTCGCGCATAGACTTCCAGTTCTTGTGTATAGGCGTGCATACCTCAATAACGTCTCCACAATCCTTGTACACTTTAGATCCATAACCCGTCAGTAGGTCAGCATTCTGAAGGATGTTCCTGAGCTTATTTGTCGGGACTTTCTGATCCTGACGACCCTGTCGCATTATTAATGTTCTGTTAATTTCTATTTCGTTTGATTCATGTTCCTCCACTGGTCCCTCCACTGGTCCCTCCACTGGTCCCTCGACTCGTTCTTCTACTTGTGAAAGATAGTCAATGCCAGCAATAAGAAGACCGTCAAGATCTGTTTTCTTTTTAATAGGTGCATGATAAGAAAGTTCGAGACCTATCGGCGCAAACAGTTTTGAACGCTTGTCGACTTTATTAGCCTTGGCCTGAACTAAATCATCACCGTTTAATACGTTTAATTCACCTGTAGTAGATCTTGAATGAGATACTGCACTGTGTAAGTATTCTATAAAACTTCTTATGTATGTTTGATTAGTTTGATTACTATGTAAAATAGCGTCTTCCGCAGCAGTCCTGACACTATTAGCGATCTCTATGTCTGGACAACGTTCTATTGCTGTCAAGAGTCGGAGATATTCATCACGGATACCGTCAGGTAGGTTATCTATAGCATCGAATAGTTGTATAGGCATACCATCACGCCCAATAACACCTTCAACGACAACATCGTCGGCAATCACCATTTCCTGTACTTGTTGATAATCTACCCTCAAGATGTCATCTGACGACACACTTATTAATCCTGTTGACATTTATTTCTGTTTAAACGTTCATTAATTAATTCTCGAATTTGTTTCCTATTCTTGAAAATATCCCACCTTGAAACATTTTCATTATTAAGAAGTTTATCCAGTATTTCTTTACTTTTCAACATCTTCTCCATTTTTAAATAAAGTATCAATACTTAAATGTTCTTCTTCAAAACCGTCATCTACTAATTGTGACCTTATATCTTTTAAAATAACAATTTCTTTTAAATCAACATTATATGCTTTTGATTCAGGTAATGAAATAATTATTTCATTGTTACTTTTAATCTTATTGAATCTTGCTCTGAAAAATCAAATTCGGATGTGCCTACTGTTTCTGTAAAATATTCATACTCCAATTGAACTTCAGTAATAAAATTACCTTCATTATATGCTTTAATATAAGATTGAATAAATGATTCTGGTATTTGTTTCATTATGTGAAACTCTTCATAATCTCGTTCATCATGTATCATCCAACCTAAAGATTTATCTGTTGTAGCTATTATTTTTTTAGCATCTATAAAAGTCGTTTTTCTATTTAAAATTTCAGCTTCTAATTTATTTGTCTTTGTTGGAATAGCTCCAAAACTTTCTATTCTTATATACCAATCTCCTTCCTTTATTTCTTCATCAGATAGGATAAATAAATGATTAAGTGACCAATATTGTTCTTCTGTTTTTCTTATTTTATCTAATTCACTATTAGATTTTAAAGCATTACTTTTACTTAATAGAATCATACCACCAGAAGATTCTGTAGGTAGCATAATTATTTGATGTGTTTTATTCATAATATAGATTTTAAAAGTTCGTTTATTTTATTATTCATATCATATTCCATATTTATATGTCTAAATAATCATCAAACTCATTCATAATATTCATTTTTAATATATTGTAAAGATAATAATAAATATTATAAATAAAAAATAAATATTAATATAAATTTAAAAACTTTCCAATGATTTAGTCAACAACATAGTTCAGTTTATATTTTTCCGCAATATGTAACAGATGGTTTCTTATTTGATCAACAGCACCATTGAATGTTGGTTCGGGTGTTTCCATATAGACTTCCCAGAACCACCCACGCAATTCATCAATCTCTTGAAAGTCCTCTATCACTTCATCCTTTCTTTCAATGTTGTCGATTAACAATTTTGAATAGGTTGAAATAATGGTTGATACACTTACATCCATTCCATTTTTACCATCATTAATTTCAATATCTACAACGGTTCTGTTTTCTTCGTTCCTTAAAAATAGTGTCATTTGTCATTTGTTTTATCGTGGTTTATGCCATAATTCTTTTTTAATCGTATCCAATTTCGCATCGAACGTGCCCGGAAATTTGCCCGGCACAGCAGTCTCTATTATGGTATACTTGTAAAAATACTGTTTATCTGGCTGTGCTGCTGGCACTTTTGATGACATTACATACTCTTTCTCAGTGTACAATTTTTCTCTGGCATTGTCCTTGGTCCAGGCTATCAAATTTATCGCTGTTGTTGATAAAATTATAGCAAATAATAGTAGCGCTATGTTCTTCATGATCTTCGTTTTTTATCTGAGTCCCAAGTGTTTTCGCATAGTCTGTCATTCAAGTCTTCGAGCTCACCGAACATTATTCCCAACGTGACAGCAGTCAATGCAAAACTTAATACACCTATGCCAAGCAGAGCAAAATATTGAAGCGGGCTTGACACAAAACTGTCACTGTACAGTGCGTAGATTAAAGAACACAATACGAAATAAAACGACATTGTCATTAACCACATGCTGGACAAGCTAGAGAAGAACATTCCGCGCAACCGTCTCATGATAGTGAAGTCCAGTCCCCATCGTTGGAACAGTCGAACACTTCTAGTTCCAAATCATTAACCCGTTTTGCCAGAAATTTATAATCTTCCAAGTGGTGTAGTTCCATCTCATCAATCTTAGTGCGCTGTATATTGATTAGCACATGTGCGTCTGTGAATCTATTGTCTATTCCTAGAAAAGACAACAGCATTTTTCTTATCCATTCTTTCATGCAACAAATATAAGAAACAGAATTAAAATACGGCCGATAAACAGGAAATTAAAGTTCCGCAAAAAGGAAACAATAGTCCGGAATTGACGTAAAAAATTTCGTAAGGTTACCCCAGGGGATATATATTTAAGGTGCTATCATACGACCGCTAGGTCAAAGAAAGTTCGATCAGATGGCATAAACAAGTTTATGCTTCTCCTATTGGACCACCTAATGATATAGGCATAGACATTCCGATCTCATCACCGTCTTGTATATTGTATTTCTTCTTCAGTTTATCTAGTTTGTTCATGAATGCTATATGGTCTGATGCGTTTAACTTGATTGCCATTATGTCATTATCAAGATCTACTTCCTCTCCGTTGTATTCTTTGATTAATAATTTGACATCAGACATGAAGTCAGACATCTTGTCATGATCGTCAATTTGCTTGCCAATAATTAACATCGCTAGACTCTTCAATCTATCGTCATCGCAAAACTTTTGGTTAACCCATTCGATAGCCGCTTCAATGACCTCCGACCTCCGAGATTTTCGTTTTTGTATTTGTTCGATCTTGAATATTATCTCATCGTACTGGTCTTCTGTGATCCCCATCGCAACCAGCATATCATCTGATTCATGGTTGAATTTTGATTTTGATGTCATAATTTTTAATTTTCGTTGTAAAGATAAAAAATTATATTATATTTTATTTTTTAGGTTTTGGCTTGAAGAACATGAACATTTTTTTACCTTCCATTTTTGGCAACTGTTCTGGTATGCCATATTCATCGAGTGCAGCAGCCAGCTTTAACAATACTATCTCGCCTCTATCTTTGTGCATTATCATTCTGCCCTTAAACATTAGCGTTGCCTTCACCTTGTCGCCATTCTCCAGCCAGCTGATGGCATGCTTGGTCTTGAACTCAAGGTCGTGATCGTCCGTGTTTGGTCCGAGGCGTAGCTCTTTTATTTCTGTCTTCTTGGCGTTGCTGTCCTGCTCCTTCTTACGCTTCTTCATGTCATACAGGAACTTCTGGTACTCGCATATCTGCACTATCGGCGGATTTGACTTGTCGGACGTCAGTATTAGGTCCGATTCTAAGCTGTCAGCCAGCTTTAGCGCATCCCGTGTGGACATCACCTCTCCCTTGAATTTGTCTCCCGTGGTCGGGTGCGTTCCGGTCAATCTAACCTCAGGTACTCTTATCAATTCATTGATCTTGTGCTCTGGTTCTCTAGACTTGAACGGAACCCTGCCGCCTTTTTTTTGCATGTTTTTTTCTATGGTTTTATTTTATATTAATCTTACAAAAATAAAATAATACGTCAACAAAGGCACAATGTTTCGGAAAAAAGAAAACCCCGAGGTAGCGATACTTCGGGGTTCTCAGTAGCCGAAACTACTAACGGTCCTAAATCCGTATGTCTTTATTGTACATGTTTAATATCTAAATCAATTCTAATGTTATCACCATGTTCCATGTGTACAATCATACGCCTCCGTCGTGTATGTACTGGAACAACTCTGCGAACATCACCCTCTCCGGGAATTTTATCTTGTAGAACGTCTTTTCGCCGAATGCAGCGGATTTGAGGTGTTCTGACTCGAAGCCCATATCGACGAGTCTGTCGTTTGCGGCCTTGTCTTTCTGCGCCTGGTTCTCTAATGCATTCTTGTCGATTATAAACTTTCTGTAGTCCTTTGCCGTGTCAGACGTCTTAACGAATTGTTGCATCCACTCCTTGATGCCGGGATAGTCCGTGAAGAATTGTCGTATGTCATCTTTCTGCACCTGGTTCAGTCCGTAGCTTATCTTGCCTTCAGACAACTGTTTAAATGATTTTATGTTCTTCATCCTTATATTAGTCCTTTTGATTTTTGATCGACCTTGACCATTCCTTTTATTTCCTGGTCCAATCTCTTGCCCAGTCCTGGCACGTCAGTCTTCTTCTTTTTCTTCATGAATTTAAAAGAATCCTTGTCAGCATTGCTGTTCTTCAAGTACCCGAATGTCGGCATCCATCCCAATTTTTACTTTCCGTATTTTTCTTGTAGTTTACCTGCCAAAGCTACCACCGAGTCAACCCAATTCGTGACGTCTTTCGCAGAGTCGAATCTTGTCTGGTCCTGTTGTTCTTCCAAGTAAGAATTGATGTCGTTCACAGATGCAGCAGGTACTCCGTTATCGATTATGTAGCCCTCGTCTTGTAACAAGTACAGTCTGTTGAGTTCGTTCCACAGTTCTTCTACGTCCTGTGCGAAATTGCTGTTTGCTTCGTTCACTTGGCCGAAGTCCTCGAATAATTTTACGTTCTTCATTTTACTTATGTTTTTTTATTTTACTTATGTTTTTTAGCCAACGCGACGAAGTCCTTCGCCATATCGTGTTCGTTGATCTCCACGAGCATTCCGTAGCACATTGCTATGATCTCGTCAGGTTCCCATTTGAATGCCTCTGTGGTCTCCTTAACGGCCTTACGCACGGCAGGGTCGTCTGCCATTGGTATGTACTCTTCGACCATTTTGTCATACGGAGTTAACTCCTCATTCATATTGTTAAATCTTTTCAGTTTCATCATTTTACTTATTTTTATTGCATGTGGTGCATATTTGCAGAATTATAGAACTTACCATCCATGATGTTGTACCATACGTCTGAATTTTTATCTACTATCGGATAGTCCATGCTATTGTCGCCACCTATAATGCCCTCATAACTTATATTTAGTGTTGACCATATTGTCGGCTTGAATGCAAATTCCTCCTCCAATGTTCTAAACTCTATATTTTTACCGCTAAAAAACACAAAAGAACAAATACGCAAAACTTTAGAAAATACAGGACCCAACAGGTCATTTGTTAGCGGTTCTGTCACAAGTGTAAGGTACGATGATCGATTACCTTCACTAATTTCGAACTTGGATCCTTTTGCTGGAATATTGTTGGCTTTGATAAATTCTTCCCAGAGTTATTTCTGCCTGTATCTTGGCTATTAATTCTTCTTTGTTAGTTATGCTTGGATCTGTAGTCCATGCATCATGGAGTTCTTCATTAACAACTGACATGTTGTTAAAGTTTTCAAATAATTTAATTCTTCTTTTCATGATAACTTGTTTATTATTTCATCGGGTGTTCCAACGAATCCTCTGTCATTATTGCCGTCCGGCCAGTTCTCTATGAACAGCTCGTCATATTCAGCAGTCCACACCTTGTACTTGCCGTGCTTCTTGAAATCTACTATTGCGTACGGTCCCTGATACTGGTCGAATCCTTTGATGTCGTCTATTTCGAGATCAACACCCTGAGACTTGATTTCCATCAGCGTGTCGTACAACGACTTGATCCACGACGCGTTATCATCTCGACCTATCTCGTCATCAGTCATTCTCTTAACCGCTTGCAAATCCATGTCACGTGACCACTCGCCGGTCTCGTTCATTTTGCTCTCGTTCATTTCTTCTGCCGATTGTTTATCAACGTCGAAGTTCTCGAATAGCTTCACGTGCTTAAGTTTGCCGTATCTCATCTTATACGTGCGTTTGGTCGTGTCTTTCATTATTATCCTTTTTTAATTATATTGTAATAATCGTCGATGGCGTCAAGTAACATTCTGGGTTCCGTGCCATAATTATTCATGTTATCAATCGCAAATTTTGCAATATCATCTACACTTATATCACTGCTTCCGGACCATGAGTCTAGCCAATCGCCAACATTCGTATCATAGCGTTCCATTGTTTTCTCAACACTGTTCCCAACTTTCTCAATGACGTCATTGTATAACTTGGTAATCTCGTGCATCTTTGCAACAGCTTCTTTGAGTTCTTTACCGTAAGATGTAAGGAAATCTGTATATGAACTTTCGTTCATTTTGCTCTCGTTCATCTCTATTCCTAACTTGCTAGCAAACTCAGTTGCATCCTGTACAGTCATGCCGCTCTTTATCACGGCACGAACCACGTCTTCCGTATCTTGCGCATTGTCAACCTTGTACTTAGCAAAGAAATCATTTATCTTTCCCTGCGCTTCCGGCATTGATAAAGCGCTTGGTGGATTGTCAAACGCATTTAAGATAGCCCATATAGTCTCATACATGTCTTCATCTATAAATGGGTTGTCCGCCTTTTCTGCCTCATCAAAGTTCTCGAACATCTTCACGTGCTTAAGCTTGCCGTATCCCATCTTATATGTGGTCTTATACGTACGCTTGGTGGTTTTATCCTTACCTGGAAATTCGGTTTTTTTTATGTCTTTCATTATTTCTTCATTTGTTTTAATGCTTCTGTCGTGCTAGGGATCTTAATGTCCAAAGGCTGCAATTTCGTGGCGAGGTCGTCCACTGACGACGTTAACACCGGAACGTGAGCTTTTATCTTTGTCCATAGGTCCTTGAACCATGTGCCCACCTTATCGAACAGTTCAGTCAAGGCACTCTCCTCTACGGAGTACTCCATCTTTATCTTGTCCGGGTTTATCTTCGTGTTGAGGTCGTTGATGTTCTTGATGGCCAGCTGCATCTCGGCAGTTACCGGTAGCAATGCCTCTTCGGCCTCTGCTATGTTCTTGTACGACTTGGTCTCCTTGCCAGCTATCCGCTTGAGCTCGATTGCCACGTTGCCGATCCTGATGAACTGTGCACCGTACTGTTCCAATTCTGACTGCACGTCAGACTCGTATTTTCCGAGCAGCTTAGACATCACCTCATACTCCTCTTTTTTCGACTCGAACTGCTTTGCTAGCGCGACCATGTCGTCTACCTTTTTCTTGAAACTCTTGGTGATCCTGAGGTTCTTGGTGCCTACCGCTTCTGCGCTCTCCTCGTTTATTTTCACGAACATGCCCTGCACTAGGAACTTCTCCATGATACCCATGGCGATCTCGCCGTGCACGAAGTCTGCGCTGTCGCCAACGTACTTGCGGTTGAGTATGGTGACCTTCTGCTTGTCGTTCTTGTTCTTCCTGACGTTTATTATCACCGGCGGCATCGGCTGGTCGTACATCTCTGTGGTTACGAAGAAACCAAGTTCTTCCAACGGTTTCGTCAAGCTCATGAAAGACGTCTTCTTTATGACCTCCTTGATAGAATCTAGTTCTTCTTCTGTGAATGATTCGGTCAGCTTCTCTGACTCGTCGAAGTTCTCGAACATCTTTACGTGCTTAAGCTTGCCGTAACCCATCTTGAATGTGGTCTTGTACGTCTTCTTTGCAGACTTGTCCATCTTGCCCGGAAATTGCTTGTGATAGTTCTTATTATCCATTTTTAACGATTATTTTTTCATATTTTATTTATATATCCGGAGACAACACTTTTTTAATGCAGTTATGAATTATTTTATTCATGCACACGTATTGCGCCCGCCGTCTTCATTTCGTTGTCTGTAGATTCAAACAATTTATATGCCTTTATGTGCTTCATTTTAAATTACTTAGGATTGGTTATACGCGGAAGCCTCAATAATGGGCGAGCATTACAGATGAGTATCGCTTCGTCGCTGTCCTGTACCACCATCTGGTTGAGCACAAGGCTCTGTTTCTCTTCTTCCAGCATCAGTCCAAAAATTCGTAAATTGGTCATCTGCAATGGCGAGGCCGTAAGTTTCCATCCCTGCTCTGCATCGAACGCCACCGGTGTTATGTTTATCATCTTGCCGTACAGCATGTCCATCTCCGTGGTGTTCGCCCTTAGAGACCACAGATTCACGCCGGCCTGCGAGAACTGGTTGGAAACGTTCACTACCAATGCGTACCACTTGCTTGACATCGTCACCGAGTCAAGCGTGAATATGTACGTGTCGTCGTTTAGCGTCAATCTCACTGCGGACTGTCCAGGGTTCGTTCCGTACACCAGGTCGATGTTCAGCCCTATGTTGGACCCGTTCCTTCCGACTAACAGTGGTCTATCCTGCGCGACAGCGCTGCCCGACTGAGGGTTGATCCAGAATGTGAACGACCTGTTCTCGTTTATGTTCATGTAAGAATTGGCTCTGTACACTACGGCGTCTACCGATCCCTGTGCGGTGTACAGCGAGCCAAGGTCATAGAAGTTCTCCGATATTAGCGTCCAGTGGTTGTACAGGTCATACCTGTCTATAGGCAACGACATGTTGACCTGGTACCTGGTAGGATCCTGTGCGTGCGTGATAGTGACGAATTGTTCCGGCTTTGTGATCCTCTTGATCTCTCTCTCCACCTCTTCCGCGAACAGTTCGTCCGTTGATAGAGTGAGTCCCGCGAGGTCCGCCGCGATGTTGTCTGGCATGAGCATGCTCGTCCTTGGCTGGTATTTGACCAGCTGTGCCTTGAAGTACAGGGGTTCCTGCATGAAGTCTCCGTATATGTATGTGGACTGTATCTGGTAGATTCTGTTGAGCAGCGGGAAGTAGATGATGTCCAGCTCCTGTGGCATGGTGCCCTGACCGAAGAATGAGTCCCAGTATCCCTTGTCTATGTGCACCTCGAAAGGTATCTCGAAGTCAATGCCGAAGTTGTTAAATTTTGGCTTGCTGTCCGGAAACTCGTTGTTAGGAACAAGTATCTTGAGACACTTCTGTTGCTCGACGTTGAATATGGTCCACTCCTTTAGTATGACGTCTGCCGATCTGCCCTGTGGATTTACCCTGTAGTACACGACCTCGTGTCCGAACAGCTGGTTCGTCATGTTTGACAGCTCCTTGTACAGGTTAAGGCCCTTGTTCACAGCGTACGGGTTGAACGAGAACGAGTCCTGTTTTATGATTGGTATTATGCCGAACTCGTCCGAACATCTGGAAGGCGGAACGTATCCTATGTATGGATCTTCCACCGTCGTATCGTACGTTAATGTCAGATTAAGCGATGCGATAACAAATGGCGGGTCTATCGGGTTGCCGTTTATGAGGGCAGGACTGCCTGCCGGGTTAGGTATCGCTGAGTACTTGAACTCTATGTATGTGCTGGCTGTGCTGGCGAACGCCAGCGACGTTACCGCGGTCATGTCCAACGGCGTGTACTCTATCCAAAGCGACCATCTAACGCCGTCGGTACTGTACCTGATAGCACGTTGTACGTCCGCACCAGGCTCCCCTCCAGTGACCACGTCGGTGAGGACCGAAACGGCCATCGCCTTTGTGAACGGCTTTGCGAACGTTATAATTCTATAACTGCCGACTGATGTTAGTGTATTGTTAGTGTAAAAGTCCATTATAGCGTGTCTACTTCATATATGATTATTAACTCGTCCGTACTGAGGACCTCTATCCCAGCTACCGATCCGTTCCACTTGAGCTTGTCTCCTATCTGTACGGCACCGTGTGCTCTGATGACAGATCCGTCTGGCGACTCGAACCATGCGCTTGCATTAGATACGTCACCAGGTCCATCTGCTGACACCACGACGCGGCCGTTTAGCGCTATTAATACGTTTGTGCCAGTTACGGGTGATTGGTCCACCACGTTGAGTGTGGCGAGGTCGCCGTCCGCCAATGTGTCTATGGATACTAATCGTTGAATATAATTAGTGCCTCTCGGTTTGATGGTAGTTTCGATTATGATCGGATTCGATACGATGACGTCGCCAATTGTCGTCACGACATCACGATGCTCTACACCGGGCACGTATCCTTCTACGAACTCGTTGTTCTTGTACCTGTGCTTCTTATTGCGTTTGATTCTGTCGTACTCTTCGCCCATTTTCAATTTTCAATTTTAATATATATTAAGATTATTATTAATTTCTTGTGAATATTGAATTTTATAACTTTTATAAAAATCTTATAAATATATAGTATGTGCTGCAATTAAGAATTTTGCATTAAAGAATAAGACAGGTGTGGAACGCGCCAAAGTGAACGTCGAGTTGCCTACATTAGGAACGTTGAAACGTTAATCAAGTTCATTGTTTGAAAACTTTTTCCATCCTGATAATTGGTTCGTACACGGAATCTCCGTACAATTTATGTGCATCGTCCAAATCTCGCTGTGATATTTGGTGCAATATGAGATATTTTGTTATCATGGCCTTCTCCGGCAGCTTCAACGACTTCTTTGCGGCAGAAGCCTTCTTCTGCCCCTTAGCGAATATCCAGTTAGGGACCTTGGTGTAAACATTCGTCATGTTCCTCTGCCAGAAGTCGACGACGCCGGCCTGCGGTATTCTGATGTGGTTGAGCATGTTCGCCTGGCCAGGGTACTGTATAGACATGAATCTATTAATTAAAAAGAAGAATCTTGATTTTTGATAATTAGTAAACTCATCATATCCTTTTCGGTCTTCGAAAAGAATACGAATAAAATCAAATATTGCTATGTCCGCCATGTTTATCTCGTATTATTGTTATGTTTGTATTCTTTATGGTGTTCCTTCTTATTTTATTTTTATGCACACCGAAAAAAATTGCTGCGTCCTCTATAGAAGAAAATTCATTATAATTTCCATCAACATCAACAGATTGTACAGTTAAGCCTTTGTGTTTTTTACCCTTACGTGCATTGGACATTTTTAATTTTGTCTCCTCTGATATTTTTTTACCGGTTAATGCAATACTAATTTTTTTCTTGTGTTCATCTGTGAATATTCGTTCTCGTCCAATATTACTTTTTTTAAGCTTCTCTATATGATCGGGTGTCAATTTTTTACCAAACATTGGATTTTTATCACCAGTCCAAGCCGCGGAACATTTTTCTCTTAATTCTTTAGCTCGTTCTTCACCGAATATCTCTTCCCATGTTTTCCCGATATTTGGATGTGGATGTGTTTTGAATTTTTGTAAATCGCCACCTTCGCCACCTTCGCTTAAATTATAACCTATATTTTTATCAGTAGATTTATAAAAATTTATCCAATATATCTCTCGTTCATTTAGCAGATCTAAATTATCGCAGTGCTCCAGTATTTCTTTTATGAAATTATGTTTGCCATATTTTTTTATGGCATTTTTTATATAAATACCAGACCCTAAATAATAGGATAGATTCCTTGCATCCTTTCCGATGTATATTTTATCGTTAAGTAAGTTTGTAGTTTTATAGATAACCATATAGGTATATATTTATAAAACATCCAGAAATCCGTAGAAATTAGATGGGTGACCAGGACCCTTATGAAATCAAATAGTTGCATATAAACAAATATACGAAAAAACCCAGGATGTTTCGTCCTGGGCTTGGAAGTTAATTCCGATTATCGTATTTTATATTAATATAGTGCGTCAAGTATCGATGTCTGTTCTTCGGTCAATGCGCCCGCGAACCAATCCTTATCCATCATTATTCGCAAGTGTGTCACGTTCCTATTGACAGTCGAAGTTTCCTCGTCTGTCAATGTTGTTAAAAGATTCAATGCATTGATTAGATTCACTGAGTCGAATGCTGCTGATACAGATTTAGCGATTTGATCTGGTGTCATTTCTTGTTCCATTTTATTGTTTTGTTTATTATTTTATTCGTAAACATCAGAAGTTTCTTATGTGTTATAAATTACTTTTACTGTGACGACCTTTGCCGCAGTAAATGTGTTCTTTATAACAACTGCAGTACCGCCGTTGTATATGTTTATAGAGTTATTCGTCGCGCCTGCGATAGTCACACCCGCGCTGTTGTTGACTAGGGTTACCGCGCCCGCGCTAGTGAATATGAACCATGCATATTCTTCGCCATCTCCGGCCATCAGCCAGCCCATACCGCTTCTAGCGCTTTCCAATGTGAAAGTGTCGTTGTCTAGCATGTACCTCGTGTAGATCTTCTCCCTTGCAACCGGCGTGTTGTCGCCTGTGCCTGTTGACGTTGGCGTTGGCGTCATCACTATGACATCTGCCGATCCGTTTCCAGTGGATATACCGGACTTGGTGATATAATCTCCGCCATTCAAATCCGTTCCGCCG